GCTCTCTTTTTATATGCGCGAAATTACGAGTTCGGCCTAGACCTGGAGGTTTTGCGAATGCCAGCAGGCAGACCCCCAAAACCATCTGAGGTCAAGCGAGCCACCGGGAACCCTGGTCGCCGCCCTCTGCCTGAACTTGCCGTCGTCACCGCCTTACCTATGGCTCACAAGATTCCCGAGCCTCCAGCGAGCCTCGGAGCTGAAGGCTTGAAGTTATGGAACGCAGCATGGGATGCCGCGATCACTTGGCTCTCGCCAGCCTCGGACTTCCGAGCGATTGAAAACGCCGCGAGTCTTGCCGATGATCTTGCAGCAGCTCGCGCAAAGTATCGTGCTACCCTTGAAGCGGCAGATGGGCGACTGCTAGTTCATCTCAACAAATCTTTCGTTGATGCATTGTCGGCGCTTGGATTTGATCCAGTTTCACGCACTCGCCTTGGCGTGGCCGAAGTGAAAAGGGTGTCTGCTCTTGACGAACTCCTCGCAAAGAGGCAAGCAAAACAAAATTGAAGGCTGGCCTCCTCGGTGGCTGACCGAAGTTCCGCAAGCGGATTTGAAACGCTCTCGCGGTGACGACATCGTTGACTTTGCTGAAGCGCTCTGCAAAATAACAAAAGACTCAATCGCTGGCGCTGCTGGCGAACCTCTTGAATTCCGAGGCTGGCAACGAGAACTTACTCGCCAGCTCTTCGCGGTCAAACCCGACGGAACTTTCCGACACAAGGTCGCCTTGATTGGTCTTCCTCGCAAGAATGGAAAGTCTGCCTGGCTTTCAGCAGTTGCCCTTGAATCTTTGGTTCTCGGTGCAACTGGCGGTGAAGTCTATTCGTGCGCTGCTGAAAAGGAACAGGCCAAGATCGTTTTCGGAACAGCGAAGCGCATGGTCGAGATGCACCCTGAACTTTCCGAACTCTTAGATGTCTATAAGGATGCGATCTACAATCCGAAGACTGGAAGCGTTTATCGCGCCCTATCATCGGAAGCCTTCTCCAAAGAAGGTCTATCGCCAACCTTCATCGCCTTTGACGAGTTACACGCGCAACCCAATCGCGAACTCTTCGATGTTATGTCACTCGCTATGGGCGCTCGCGTGGAGCCAATGCTCGTTGCGATTACAACTGCTGGAGTCAAGACAGATACAAGCGGCAGAGATTCGATCTGCTATTCGCTCTACGAGTATGGCAAGCGCGTTGCCAGCGGCGAAGTTGACGATCCTTCATTCTTCTTTTCGTGGTGGGAGCCAACTCTTCCGGATGCTGATTACCGGAACGAGAGAGTGTGGCGCGAAGCCAACCCAGGCTTTGACGACATTGTTGCCTCGGGCGATTTCAGTTCTGCAATCTTGAGAACTCCCGAAGCGGAATTCAAGACCAAGCGTTTGAACATTTGGACTTCAACATCTGATGCGTGGCTTCCTCACGGAAGTTGGGATTCACTTGCTGACGATCATCCGATCCAAGATGGCGCTCAAGTTGTCCTTGGCTTTGACGGTTCCTTCAACGGCGACTGCACCGCAATCGTTGCCATCGAAGTTGGCGAGAATCCGCACATCACGCCAGTTCAAGTTTGGGAAAAACCCGAAGAGGCTGACGCTTCTTGGCAGGTTCCTGTTCTCGAAGTTGAAGAAGCAATCCGAAACGCTTGCAAGAGATGGCAAGTTGTTGAGATCGCTTGCGACCCTTACCGATGGGCAAGAACTTTCCAAATCCTTGACGATGAAGGTCTGCCAGTTGTTACCTTTCCGCAGACTGCATCTCGTATGACCCCAGCGACGACTCGCTTCTTTGAGGCAGTTGTCAATCAGCAAATAACTCACAACGGCGATCCGCGCCTCTCTCGCCACATCGCGAACGCAACACTTCGAGTCGATCAGCGCGGTTCGCGGTTGGCAAAAGAGAAACGCGGTTCATCCAGGCGCATTGACTTGGCAGTTGCTTCAGTCATGGCATTGGAACGCGCCTCATGGTGGCATTCACAAGGTGGGAACATCCCACAAATTTTCGATCCTTGGTCGATGACAGATCAGCAGGAGGTTCCTAGTGTTTGGGATAATCACGACGGTAATTGAAACCATCGGCGCACTTCTTATCGCAACAGGTGTAGCAATATGTTTCGGTCTCGGCGCTGGTCTCATCGCAGCAGGTGTCTTGGCAATCGCAGGAAGTTTTCTTGCAACTAGAGCAATGGAGGGAGTAGCTGAATGAGTATTTTCACTCGAGGCTCAACAGTCGGCCGCTACCCACAGTTCAATAACTATGTTTCCCCACTAAGCCAACTCTACGGTCAGACTTCGATGACCTCGGCTGCTGGCGAGCGCATCGATGAATGGACTTCTCTTGGAGTTTCAGTCGTTCTCGGTTGCGTCAGCCTATTGGCAGATTCCGTTGCCTCAATGCCTTTGCGTTGTTACAGCATCACCAAAGATGGCCAGCGCGTTATGCGCCCACTTCCGGATGTTCTTGCCGATCCTGATCCTGAGTCAAACACATACGAATTGATTCATCAGATCATGGCTTCTCTTGCTTTGCATGGAAATGCTTATGTCAAGATTGACCGCGATCGTTCAGGAAATATGATTGGCCTCGTTCCATTGCATCCTTATCAGATGCAGGTTCTCCCAACTGGAGACATGACAGGCCGTCGCTATCTTCACCTCGGCAACGAGATGAATCGCGAGGATATGCTTCACCTTCGCTGGTTCACTCCTCCACAATCTTTGGTGGGTATCTCACCACTCAATCAAAGCCGCAACCTTGTCGGTCTTGCAATCGCAATGGATCGCCACTTGGCGCAGTTCTATGGCGAGGGTGCAACTCCTTCATCAATCTTGATGACAGATCAGAAGCTCACACTCGATCAGGCTCGCATTATCCAAGGCACATGGGAAGCAACCCACAAGCGCCACCGTCGCCCTGCTGTTCTTTCTGATGGCTTGAAGTGGCAACCAATCACCACATCAGCTGCCGATCAGCAAATGATTCAGACTCGCGAACAGATCATCCGCGACATCTCTCGTATCTTCCGCGTTCCATCACACTTGATCGGCGCGATGGGCGATAATCAGACTTATCAGAATGTTGAACAAGCATCACTCAACTTCTTGACTCACACGATCGCTCCTTGGATTCGTCGCCTTGAAACCGCGATCTCAACAATCCTTGATCCAAATGATGATGTTGCCTTTGATACTTCAACACTTCTTCGCACCGATGCGCTTACACGCGCCAAGGTCAATGAGTTGAATATCAAGATGGGCGCTCGTACTCCAAACGAAGTTCGCCAAATTGAAGGTATGGAACCTTATGTCGGTGGAGATGTCTTCAACCAGGCAATTCAAGGAACCCTCACCGCAGGCGGCGATTTCCCTTCTCTCGGTGTTGATGCTGATCCTTCAGCGCCAACGATGGGAGTTCTTGAATAATGGCTGAAACATATCGACCACCCAAGGGGGTTCAAGATGAAGCGAAAAGAGCTTTGGCTTGGATTGCTGATGGCAACGCTGGTAGTGGCTTTACATCGGTGGGCAAAAAAAGAGCAGAAGACTTGGCTCGAGGATCGGCACTAAGCGCACAAACAGTTTTGAGAATGTATTCATTCTTCAAGAGACATGAAGTTGACAAGCAAGCGCAAGGATTCAATTCGGGTGAAGATGGTTTCCCATCACCGGGTCGAGTTGCATGGTCTGCATGGGGTGGCGATGCTGGATTTTCTTGGTCAACAAAAATTCGCAATCAAATATCAAAGAGCGCTCGTGCGCTTTCCTTGATGGCATCCGAGGAGGGTGACATGGCAGACATGAATCAAGTTCCTGATCTCAATGAGGAACTGACTGAACTTCTTTCAGATGTCGTGAGTTTCTACTTCCGCGCTCATGGAGCGCATTGGAATGTGGTCGGAGCAGACTTCAGCGAATATCACAAACTCTTCCAAAAGATTTACGAAGATGTCTATGAGTCAATCGATCCAATCGCTGAGAACCTTCGCAAGTTAGGTTCAAAAGCTCCATTCACACTCACAGACTTCTTGGCAACTCGCACCATCGATGATGCTCCAGCAGTATCACAAGACCCACGCGCCTTGGCGATGGATTTGCTTCAAGCAAATGACCCACTCCTTGACGAGCTTTCAGATGCCTTCGATTGCGCCACTAATTATGGTCAGCAAGGTGTCGCCAACTTCCTCGCAGGTCGTATCGACCAGCACCAATTTTGGAAGTGGCAGTTGACCGCTTCTCTTGGCCTTGAGGTTACTCAACCTGCAACCGATCCAGTCGATGCCCAGGGTGTCGATGAAGATGATGTTGAAGAAGAGACTGATGGCGCTTATATGCCAATGCCGATCATGGGTCGCTCTGAAGATTCTGATGAACTAGAAGATCGCGCCGCTGCTCATCGTTTGGGTGAAGGAACTTTCGTTTCTTGGAACACTTCAAATGGTCGCGCTCGCGGAAAGATTGAGAAGGTCATCACAAAGGGTCAAGCAACTTCATCAGATGGTTTCAATATCGAAGCCACTCCCGATCAGCCAGCCTACTCAGTTCGCATTTATCACGAGCAGGGGAATGGTTGGATTCCAACCGACACAGTAGTTGTTCATCGTGGGGAATACCTAACCATCACAAGCGCTCTTGCAGCGCCCCGTTCGGAGGATATGTCTATGATTGAAGAGCGCAAAACTGCAATCCGCACCGCAGAGCGCATCACAATGGCTGCTGAAGTTCGCGCCATTGCAACTGAAGATGGTTCATTGAAGATCGGTGGCTACGCCGCAACTTTCAACAATGAAGCAACTGGTCTCAACTTCCGAGAAGTCATCGCACCGGGAGCCTTCAAGCGCACCCTCGCAACTGACAACCCAGTCTTCCTTCTCATCAACCACGACACAGAATCTCTTCCATTGGCATCAACACAGTCAGGAACAATGAGCCTTCGCGAAGATCAAACTGGTCTTTACATGGAGGCAACCCTTGATCCTAAGAATCCTCGCGCTGCTGAACTCGCATCAGCACTCGAGCGCGGAGATGTTGACAAGATGTCATTCGCTTTCACCGTTGCATCCGGTGGAGAGGATCGCTCGGAAGGTCTTCGCACACTTACCGATCTCGATCTTTTCGAGGTCTCAGTTGTGACATGGCCTGCCTACGACGCAACAAGCGTCGGAATGCGTTCGGCAGATAACGAAGATTTGAGTCTTCGCAAGCGCAAGTTGGCGCTCAAGTTCAAACAGTATTCGCTGACAAAATAGTCAAGCGATTGCCCTCGGCGCTTCTGCCCCGACGGTTCCAATTCATCCAATCCTGAGAGGAGACATCATGTCTCTAGTATCAAAGCTCATGGAAACTCGCGATGGCCTAGTTGCAGAAGTAGAAGCGGCACTCGCTTCTGAAGATGTAACTGCTGAAGCCCTCGACGCAGTAACCGATAAGCAAGCAGAAATCGAGAAAGTTGACGAGCGCATCGCTACCGTAAAGGCAGCAGAGGCTCGCTCAGCAGCACTCGCAGAATCACGCAAGGAAGCTGGAGTCAAGACTTTCGGTGGCGCAGTTGTCACAAAGGAAGCAATGACCTACGACCGCGATGGAAAGAACTCTTTCGTTCGCGACATGATCGGCGCACAGCTTCGCAACGATCGCGCTTCATGGGAGCGCCTCAACCGTCACCAGCAGGAAGTCGCAGTTGAAACTCGCGACATCTCACGCACCGACGGCGCTGGTGGAGATTTCGTTCCACCTATCTACCTCATCAACGAATATGCAGAGTTCGCTCGTGCAGCTCGTGTAACTGCTGATCTCGTCACCAACATGGCTTTGCCTGCTGGAACTGATTCAATCAACATCCCACAGATCACAACTGGTACTCTCGCAGCATTCCAGTCATCTGATAACTCAGCGACAACAACTCGCGACATGGTTTCATCAACTGTCACAGCGCCAGTTCGTACAATCTCAGGTTACGAGAATGTATCGATCCAGCTCGTTGAGCAGTCACCACTTTCAGGCGGTCTCGATCGTCTCGTCTTCGGTGATCTCATGGCTGATTACGCTCTCCAGTTGAACACCGCAGTTGTCGGTGCTGGCGATGGAACATCAGGCACACTCAAGGGTCTCATCACTCTTGGTGCAGATACCACAAACGGCATCCCAACAACATGGACTGAAACAACTCCATCTGCTGTCAATGGCGCAATCGCAATCGCTAAGGCGATTTCAAAGGTTGTCACAAACCGTTACAAGCAGGCTGAAGCAATCGTCATGCACCCTTCAATGTGGTACTGGTTCGCTTCACAGGTTGATGGTTCAAACCGCCCACTCGTTGTTCCAGTAACAGGTGCTTCACAGGCATTCAACGCTGCTGGCACATTTACAAATCCGGGCGCTCCTGCTGGACTCGTTGGAACAATCCAAGGCGTTCCAGTCTTCCTCGATGCAACTGTTACAAAGGCTTATGGCGCATCTACAAACCAGAGCCCAATCCTCGTTGGTAAGTTCTCAGATTCTTACCTCTTCGAGTCAGGCGTGAAGACACGCGTTCTTCCTGATGTCTTGTCAGCGAACCTCACAGTTCGTTTCCAGGTCTATGGCTACGCAGCTCTTGCACACCGCTTCAACAAGTCAGTTTCTACAATTTCAGGAACTGGAACTGTTGCACCTTCAGGCTACTAATAGCTTGAGCCTTGTCGCTGATCCTGCCTTCGGGTAGGGTCAGCGCCTCGGCGCTACACAATTCCACAGGGGGAATTTATGAAATCTTTATTTTTAGAAGGTCTTCAATCTGCTCGCGAGATAGTGCAGAATAAAGGCATCGCTCATCTTGATTCAATCATTGCTGAACTTGAGGCTGGCTCTATTGAGACAACCGCACTCAGTTTGGAGGTTGAAACTCGATGAGAGCAAGAGACAAAGTTTGCATTGGGATGGTCAATAACGGAACCATCGACGCACTCCTTGCAATGGATTTGATCCATGTTGCAAAGGAAAAGGATGGTCACTTCGACCACATGGTTCAGGTCGGCAATGTCGGCTTGACGACACGATCACGCAATGTTGTGGTCAAAACATTTTTAGAGACAACAGATGCCGCTTGGCTTTTGATGATCGATTCCGATGAGCGCCTCTCACTTGATACTTGGCACAAGTTGATTGATGCGGCTCACGATAAAGATCGACCAATCGTTTCAGGTTTGGTCTTCGCAGCATTCTTTGATGGTGAAGATGCTCTTAGACCAGTTCCAACCATTTACACAATGGACTTGGAAAAAGGATTACAACCGATTGACGGTTATCCGGAGAATCAACTCATCGAAGTTGATGCGGTCGGAACTGGTTGTATCCTGATTCATCGAAGCGTTCTTCTCGATATGCAAAAGCAAGCCACTCCCAATCAGGGCAAGAATTGGGCATGGTTCGTCGAAGGCGCAATCGATGGAACTTACTTTGGAGAGGATTTGCTCTTTTCCAAACGCCTCAAGTCAATGGGGTACAAAATTCACGCCCACACAGGCGCGATACTCCCTCATCACAAACAGTTTTGGTTGGATGAAAGGCATCACTCACCGATGCGCGATCATGCAATCCAACAAGCCAAAGCATGAGGATTGGCTTGACCCCTGCAAGACAATCCTCATGCCCTACATCACGACCATCCATAAGGAGAAAGAACAATGGCAAGAATCTCAACTACTGAGGCCAATCAAGCGTTATCGACGACTGGATGGTCTTATGTTTCATTACACACCGCTGATCCAGGAACAACTGGCGCTTCTGAAGTAACTGGCGGCACTTATGCTCGCGTTGCAGTTACTTGGAACGCAGCTTCAGGTGGATCAGTTTCAAATAGCGGAGCGCTTTCAATCAACCTCCCTGCATCAACAACCGCTTCTTACTTTGGTGTATGGAGCGCGACAACATCAGGAACTTATTACATCGGTGGAGCGCTTTCTCCATCAGTAACAACTGGAGCATCCGCAGGTGTTATCACCATCGCTTCAGGTTCTTTGACAGTCACCGCTTCCTAATTCCAAACTCTTAGGAGTCAATAATGGCAACTCCAGTAACGGCCTCGGCCAGCCTTGGCCTTACTGGGGTCGCAGCGGATGGATACAACTCGTATCAATACAACGCTGCAATAACTTACGAATACGCAACGCCCTATGAAGGCGATCCGTATCTTTCATTCCCAGTCAGCGCATCGGGTGCAATCACCCTCAGCGCCTCGGCATCTTGCTCATTCGCCTATCTCACATCGGGAACTGGCGCAATCAGCATTTCGGGAAGCGCATCAGATTCTCTCAGCTTTGCCACAAGTGGATCGGGTTCAATCTTCATTGCTGGCTCGGCATCAGATTCTCTTAGCTTTGCAGTATCGGCATCGGGTGCAATCACTCTCGTAGCGAGCGCAACTGTCTCAAATCCAGTCTTCACATCAACTGGTTCAGGATCGATCACTCTTACCGCTACGGCTTCAGATACCGAAACCTTCCCAGTTATCGGTTCAGGTTCATTCGCTCTCGCCGCATCGGTGACGAATACTCTGACCTTCCCTGAAACTGGTTCAGGAAGTTTCGACATTTCCGGAACGGCAGTCAGCGGAACCGTTACGGCTTCAACTGGCTCGGGTTCAATCTCCCTTGCTGGCTCGGCATCAGATGCCTTGAGTTTCCCAGTTTCGGCTTCAGGAAATATCAACCTCGTAGCCACCGCCTCAGTTGTTCTCACATTCCCTGACACCCCATCAGGCTCATTGACTTTGACTGGCTCGGCTTCGGTCGTAGAGACCATTCCAACGAGCGCAGGAGGCTCTCTAAGCCTCTCAGGAGCGTCATCTGATACCCTGACATTCCCAAGGTCTGCAAGTGGCTCAATCAGCCTCACAGCCTCGGGAACGGTGGCTTCTCTCAAGTTCCCTGTCAGCGCTTCAGGTTCGATTACCTTCTCGGCTTCCGCGCCCGACACCGAGACCTTCCCAGTCACCGCTTCAGGATCGATCAGCTTGGTTGGAACGGCGAGCGAGGCTCTTACCTTCCCACGATCAGCAAGTGGCTCAATCACACTTACTGCATCGGGAACGGCAAGTCTTCGATTCGCCACAACTGGAACGCAAGGCTTTGATGTTTCAGCGGTCACTAGTGAAGTTCTCACCTACCCTGTCGCAGCACATGGGATGATGGAGTTCGATTCGATTGCGATTCCACTTCATCAAACAATTCAGATTCTTCCTCGAGTCAGAGTTCTTTCAACAATTCTTGCTCGTCAAAGAACCCTCACTTCAATAGTTTTCCGCCAGCGTTCATCAAGTTCCATTGGTAGGCGCAACCGAGATGCAAATGTTTAGGAGAAACGATGATCTATGATCTAGGAGATGTTGTTCCGCTAGGAATTACCATCACGGATGCTGCGGGTCTTGTTGCCAATGCGTCAACGGTTACTTGCACGATCTATCTGCCTGACAACTCAACCGTAACTGGCACAGTCGTCAATGCTGATACCGGACTTTATAACTGCGACTATGTTCCGACGCTTTCAGGTCTTCACAAAGTCAAGTGGCTTGCTACTGGAACAAATGCTGGCGCTTTCAGCGATGACTTCACAGTTCGCGAGTTCTCAGAGATTGGCATAGTCAGTCTTGAGGAAGTCAAGCAATATCTCAACATCCCTGATTCCTTGACCACATCTGATGAAGAACTTCGTCGCTATATGGATGCCGCCAACGATCTCGCCGAGCAATACACAGGCGTAATCCTCGGTCAGAGAAGCTACACAAGCGAGGTTTATGACGGCGTGAACAATGCCGAGTTCATTCGCATTCGCAATCCAAAGATCATTGCGATTGACTCAATCTATGAGAATGGCGCTCTCATCCCATCCTCTGCCTACTACGCCGATCCAACTGGACAGCGCATCTATCGCATTGGCTCAGATTCCCTTTACTCAACCAATTCTTATGGATATTGGACTTCAGGGGTCAAGAACATCATCGTCAGTTATCGAGCAGGTTATGTGAACCCACCAATGAGCGCCAAGCAAGGTGTCTTGGTCATAATCAAGCATCTTTGGGAATCCCAACGCGGTGCTATGAATGTGATGAATCGCAGCAATTCAGGCGATGAATTTTACTCAACCGCGACTTATTCTCTGCCTCGTCGAGCGATGGAATTGCTTGATCCAACCTCTCTCCCAGGTCTTGCATAATGGCGACCTCAGTTCTCCCTACATTTATCAGCGCCCTCGTCACTCGGTTGAAGTCAACTTCATCCCTTGCTGGCATTCGCATCTTTGATGGTACAGAGATTGATCTCTCTTACCCAGGAGATGCCATTGCTGTCGGCCACGATGGAAACACCGAAGGCGACGACATCACTTCGGCTTCGGCTCGTCAGGAATATATTCAACTTGGTGCAATCTCCAAGTTTGAAGATGGGCAAGTAAGTTGCGCTCTTTGGTCGTGGGATGGTGGAACCGATCTCTCAGCTCGTCGGACAAGAGCCTACGCACTCCTTGGCGATGTTGAAGTGGCAATCAGAAACGATGTCAGTTTTGGTGGAATAGTTCTTTACTCAGGCTTGGAAAGCCATGAAATGACCTACCGCCAAACAAATCAAGGCGCAGCAGTAGTAGTTCAATTTAGCGTTACCTACCGAGCAAAAATCTAGGAGCAATCATGGCAAAAATCAAAAACATTTCGCCCTTGGGCGATCTCATCATTCCAGCTCTCGGCAATATTGTCGTGAAAGCTGGTGAGAGTGTAGATGTCTCAGAAGAGGCCGCTGCATCTCTCCTTGAACAACCCGAAAACTGGGTAGCAGCAGATAAAGCCGCTTCCTCGCTCACACCAACAACCGCGCCAGATTCTCTGGCTGCACAGAACTAGGAGAATACAATGGCAATCGGTTCAGGTATTGGGTCGCAACTAGGGATTGCATCCGAAACAACTTTCAACAACGCAGTCACAGTAACTCGCTTCTATGAATTCACTTCCGAAAACCTCAGTTACAACAAGAAGGTTGCAGTCGGAATGGGTCTTCGTGCTGGCGGCCAACTTCCTCGCTCTCAGCGTCGCGTGGTCACAACTTCAGATGTTAGCGGCGACATTGTTCTTGATCTTCCAACTCGCGGCCTCGGCTTGCTTCTTTCACAGGCGATGGGTACTTCTCCATCACCAACAACAGTAACAACTGGCGTTTATTCCTACACATTCACCCTTGGTGATGTTTATGGAAAGAGCTTCACCGCTCAGGTTGGCGTTCCTCAATATGGTGGAACAGTTACCCCAAAGACGGTTGGTGGAGCAAAGATTCAAAACTTTGAATTGGCAGTTGCAGCAGGAGGAATTGCCACAGGCAAGTTCTCAGTTGATGCAGCTTCATTCACAACTGGAACATCGCTTGCGACCGCTTCATATTCATCAACTGGAAATCTTTTCCATTTTGCACAAGGCGCAATCACCGTTGCTGGCAATTCAGTTGCCAACATCAAGGATTTCACAGTTACAGTTGCCAACACTCTCAAGGGAGATCGTTACAACCTCGGTTCATCCGGTATCAAGGCTGAGCAGATTATCAATGGATTCCGCAAGATCACCGGAAAGATGACTGCCGAATTCACAGATACGACTCTCCTTGCGGCTTATCTTGCAGACACAACAACTGCTCTAGTTCTCACCTTTACTGGCGCAACAATCGCTGGCGGTCAGACAGAAAAGTTGACTATCACAATCCCTGCTGCAAAATTTGATGCTGATACTCCAAATGTTCCCGGTCCTGGAGTCGTCGATCTTGCAATGTCGTTTGAAGCATACGATGATGGAACAAATCAGCCTTTGACCATTGTCTATCAGACAGCAGATTCAGCCCTCTAAGGAGTCACGATGATTGAGATCGACCCGACAGACTTTGCCAAAGTGGTCAAAGAGATTGCTCAGGTCGATCCCAATTTCAAGAAGGTAGTCAGAAAACGGTTGAAAACCGCAGCCGAACCAGTTGTTCAAGAAGTAAAGCGAGCAGCTCTCTCAATTCCTGCACACGGAGGAGAGGCTACTGCTGGGCGAAAGAAAAAAGGTCAATCCCTAGGATTTCGCGCTTCACTTGCTAATGCAGCAATTTCTGATGTAAATCCAACAAAAAAAGGCGCAATTCTGAAGATTAGAATTTCAACAACAAAATTCTTGTCTGCATCCGGAAGACCTAGAACCTTGCCTTACTATATGGAAGGGCGTAGAAAACGAGCATGGAGGCATCCTGTTTTTGGTAATCGCGAAAATTGGGTATCGCAGCAATCTCATCCATTCTTGGGAGTTACAGTTCTTCCACACAAAAAAGATTTTGCAAATGAAGTAGTTCAAGCACTTGATGACGCTCTGAAAGATTCAGGGCTTCTCAATAAATAACAAAAGGGGAAACAAATGCCAATTATCATCCGCGATAAGTCCTATCCATTGCCAAAAGAAAATGGAACCTTATCTCCAACAGGTCGAGAGATCATTGAGATTGAGAATCACTTCGGTCTTGATGGTTTGACTTTGCTTGGGGCGCTTGCCACAGAAGAAGGCAAAGAGCGACCAGGTTATTCAAAGGTAAAGGCTCTCTATGCCTTGGCTTGGATTTGCATGGTACGCGCAGGAGAGATTGTCTCGCTTGCCGATATTCTTGAAGAGTATGGAATTGATGAAATCAAGCCGGAGGATTCTGACTCAAAAAACTTTCCAGCCGCATCAGGGGCGGCACTTATAGAAGAATCAGAGAACATCTAGCTCTTCTTTGCCACACATATCCAGGCATCACTCCATTGAATGTTTGGGATATTGAAATTGAAGTATTGAACGACTTGATTCGAGTTGCACTCGATTCTCGATCTAGTGATTAGGAGGATGTAGTGGCAAACGATACTTCGTTGACCTTTAGCCTTTATGGTAAAGATGTTTCAGCAACTAAGTCCTTGCAAGATGTCGGAAAAGAAGCGCAGACCGCTGGAGGTCATTTCGGCAAGATTGGCGAGATTGCTGCTGGTCTTGGCTTGGCCAAAGGAGTTGAAGTTCTTGGTCAAAAGGTCTTGGATTTTGGCAAAGAGTCAATCAATGCTTTTCAAAATGTCGGCAAAGAAGTCAAATTGCTTCAACGCTATACAGGCGACAGCGCAGAAGAGATGTCCAAACTTCGTTTTGCTGCCGAAGAATCAGGCGTATCAACTGACACTTTGGCATTGGCTCTTGGCAAAATGTCCAAGGCTGCTTCGACTGTTGCTGGTGAAAAGAAGTTCGAAGCCATTGGGGTTTCAGTAAAAGACACAAGTGGTCACATGAGGTCTGCTAGTGACATCTTTACTGATGTCGCAACCAAACTTGGCACAATGCACAATGGCGTTGAAAAGACCAATGCCATCATGCAAATCTTTGGTCGCTCGGGAATGGATCTTGCTCCCCTCCTCAATCAAGGCGCGGCTGGAATTGCAAAGTTCAAGGAAGAGGCTCAGAAATTTGGATTGGTTCTTACTCAAGACAATCTTGATGCCGTCAAGAAGAACACAATGGCTCATCGCGAGCTTCATGCAGCCGTTGAAGGAATGCAAGTTCAGCTCGGTCAATATCTCTACCCTGCCCTCACCGCAATCACCAAAGCATTTTCAGAGATTGTTCCGATCATTGCTCAAGGATTGAAACCAGCCTTCAAAGTTTTGGGTGAAATTCTTGATCCAGTTGTAAGCCTGATTCAAAATGGCACAAAATATATTGTTGATCTAATGAGCAATTTCAAGATCGGAAAGACAGTAACCAATGAACTTGGCGGCGCTTTTGACGCTTTCCGACCTTTCATTGAAAATATTGAAAAAAGTTTCAAAACTCTTCACAAATTTGCTGATTCTTTCCTTCTTCCAATTTTCAAAGATGTTGCTGGATTTATCAAAAATGAATTCATTCAATATTTCAAGACGATTGCTCATGTCGTTATGGATGACATTATCCCAGCCTTTGAAACTATTGTGAACAAAGTTTCCAAAGCTCTTCAACCAGCAATCGAAAGCGTGACTAAGGCTTTATCTGATCACAAAGATCAATTTGAGGCAGTTCTTCATGCGATTGAATTTGTTGTTCATATTGTGGACACCTTGAAAAATGGTCTTCTCAAATTTGTTGGGGCAATCATCAAAGACATTGCTCCATTTATCGGAGATGTTCTTGGCTTTGCTTTCAAAACTGTTGGAAACATTATTTCCGATGCCATCAACTTTATTGGCGATTTTATCAAAGCCATTCAAAAAATAGTTTCAGTTGGCAAAAGTATCGCTTCAGAGATTGGCTCAATATTCTCTGGAATTTCTTCAACAATCAAGTCAGTAATCAACAACATCATTGATTTGATCAACACCGCGATTGGCGCTCTCAATTCTCTCAAGATTCACATTCCCGGAACAAACATCAATATTGGCGTTGACATTCCAAAGATTCCAAAACTCGCAGAAGGTGGAATCGTCAATTCTCCAACTTTGGCTTTGATCGGTGAAGCTGGAAGCGAAGCGGTCATTCCTCTCAATAAGATGGGAAGCATGGGTGGCGGAATGAGTGTTGTTGTCAATGTTCAAGGCTCGGTCATCTCTGAAGGTCAGTTGATCACTAAGGTTCGTGATGGCTTGGCTCAAACTATGCGTCGCAAAGGTGTTTCAACAGCAGTCTTGGGGTTATAAATGGCAGCATTCAACGGAACTAACGCCCCTACCCTCAGCGTTCAGTTCTATATCAATGGCTCATGGGTAACGGTCACACAGACCGATGTTCGAGAGATTTCCATCAAGCGTGGTCGCTCTCGCGCAGATCAGAAGAATGATCCAGGGGCAGCAACCCTTGTCTTCGATAATGTGAGCGGATATTACGATCCTGAATACACAGGTGCTTCCTCGCCCTATGTCGTCAGCGGTGTCAATCAGCTCAAGGCTGGCGTTCAATGCCGGATTATCGCCACTTGGTCATCTACTGGCTACACCCTTTTCGTTGGCTACCTAGAGACCAACACCATCGATCAAGGCTTCTTCCCTACGGCAACGATGGTCTTCACCGACGGAATCGCCTTGCTCTCCAAGATGTATGCCATCAGCCTTTCGGCTCCTGGATATAGCGGTGAGACCACTTCCACTCGCGTTGGAAGAATGCTCACTTACGCCAACTGGACTGGCTCAACCAATCTCTCAGGCTCGGTGCAGATGCTTCCGACCACGCAAGGATCAAGCATTCAAGTCTTGATCGAAGAAGCGGTTGCGTGTGAGGCTGGTCGTTTCTATATCTCTCGCGACGGCGTTGCAACCTTCCTTCCTCTCTCGGATAAGTTCAACCGACCAACTCGCCTTTTGCTCTCAGATACTCGCGCCACCAATACCGTTGAATATGACTCCATCAAGGCGACCCCAGGAACCTATCAAGTCATCAATGAGGCAATCATTGAGCGGTCAGGAAAGAGCCAGCGTCGATCTCGCCACAAGCCTTCGACAACTTCGTTCGGTCTCAAGACAATCACCGTCAATGCACCGATCTTGAATGACTCAGATGCCGATAATTTGGCTCTCTATCTTTCACGCAAGGATTCCTCGCCAATGACTTTGATTGAAACCATCGGCTTCTCGGCTCTTGCTCTCGGCGCTCTCTATCCGGACTTCCTTGCCCTAGAGCTTGGCGATCAACTCACGATTGAGCGAACAACTGTCGATGGTCGATCTCTCAGCCTCTATGTCGTCGTTGAGGGATACAATCACCACATCACTCAGGATGACTGGCGAACTGACATCATGACTTCACCAATGAACCCATATTCGATCACGATCTAAGGGGAGACCATGCCACTTTGCCCACAGATTACGAATACACCGATCACCGTCACTTACAACTCAACCGACTACACCCTTGATTCGGTTCAGGATGTTCAGACAACGGCAACGACCTTTTATACCGCTCCAACTCCTACTGCTCAGGCGGTCGGAGATGTTTGGTACGACACAAGCAACGGAAACAAGCAATATCGATGGGATGGCTCAACTTGGACTCTCGTTCAAGATACCGCAATCCCTGCTGCTACAACTGCCGCTGCATCTGCTCAATCAACGGCAACTTCAGCGCAATCAACAGCTACAACTGCTTTGGCTAACGCTTCAACTGCCTACAATGCGGCGATTGCTTCTTTGCAACCAAGTGCAAGCACAATCGTCAATGCTTCAAATCAGATTACTGCAATCGCTTCCAATGGAATAACTGTTTATTCAGGTTCTTCCGCAACTACTGGCGCTCGCGTTGTTTTGAATTCAGTAGGCTTGGCTGGTTACAATTCCTCCAATACTGCAACTTTTGCCATCGATTCCTCAACAGGTAGCGCTACCTTTTCAGGAAGCGTTACAGGTTCAACGATTACAGGTGGAACTCTCAATATTGGTGGAAATGCTGTTATTGATGCAAGCGGATATTTGACTGCAACAGGTGCAACTATTACTGGAACAATTCACACCACTAGCGGCGACATTGGTGGATTTACCATCGGTTCAACTGGAATCACCGCTCCTAGTTATAGTTGGAGCCTTTCCTCTAATGGAACTCTTACAGGTGGAAATAGCAACTATCTCTATTACGGTTACGGAAATTTTGGCGGCGGTACAAATAGCAATAATTCTCGCCTGTATGTAACTGGAACTTCTGAATTTATTGGCGACACAAAGACGACTGGTTACATTTACAACGCTGGCCATCCCACAACAAGCTCTTCGGCGAATGCTTATTTGAACTCATCCACCGGGCTACTTGCTCGATCAACTTCATCTTTGCGCTACAAGGTCGATGTTCAGCCTCAAGTGATTCCTCTTGAATCAATCTTGGCGCTTGAAGCCAAGTCATTTTTTGACAAAGGCCAAGTTGAGGAAAAGGGCAACACCGATGGCTTGCCTAGAATCCTTGGTTTGATTGCTGAAGAAGTGGCTGAGATCCCAGTTCTTGCCGATCTCTTGATGAACAAGAATGAAGAAGGCCAGCCTGATTCGGTCAACTATGACCGCATTGCTGTCGCCCTCATTCCTTTGCTCAAAGACTTGAATGCTCGCTTATTGAAACTGGAAGGCAAATAAATGCCCTACCACATCGGCCAACCTAACTCCTACGACTGCAAGGGCTACCCAGTTGTGAAGGATTCCGACAACACCGTTATGGGTTGCCATTTGACCAAGCAAGATGCGCTCGCTCAACTCAAGGCTCTTTACGCTAACGAACCAACTATCAAGGGGAAGTAATGGACAATCAAGAAGTCTCGGTTGAGGCTATCCTGAAGGGGATGCGAGAAACAATCGGAACACAAGCTCAGAGAATTGCAGTTCTTGAGGCAATCTTGGCCAACAAAGAGGAGGCGAAATGACGACCAGTTATCCAGGTGGACTTGATAATTTCACCAACCCGACTTCGACGGATACCCTGTCATCAGCGACGGTTCCTCACGCCACTCAGCACACCAACGCCAATGACGCGATCAAGGCGATTGAAACCGAGTTAGGAACCAACCCCAAGGGTTCTTACGCCAGCGTTGCAGCTCGTTTGGCCGCCTCTACTGGCTCCATCACGACTTGGCGCAAGGCGGCCTCAGGTGGCGAGACTTCCCTCACCGGAACCGATGACTTCTCAACGACCCTTGCCTACACGGTCGGCCAAGAGCAGGTCTTCATCAACGGCGTTCTCCTAGAGCGTGGCGTGGACTACACCGCCACTTCAGGATCATCGATCACCGGACTCACTGCCCTTGTTGCTAGCGACATCGCAACGGTCATCTCGGTTGGAACCTTCAATGTCGCCAACGCGATTCCTCTCTCACAATTCACCGCCAAGGGCGACATTCTTGTTGGAACTGGGGCATCGACTGAAGCTGCGCTCAATATCGGAGCTGACGGTACAACACTCGTTGCAAACTCTTCTGCCAGCACAGGCGTATCGTGGGCAACCCCAGTCGGAAGCCTTGCCAATCCCGTCATCAATGGTGGGATGGACATTTGGGCTAGAGGCACGACTTTCTCATCTGCTGGTTGGCTCTATGGCGCTGACCGCTGGGCATACTGGCGCGATGCTTACGCTTCAAATATCACAATGTCACGCCAAGCAACAGGTGATACAACCAATCTTCCAAACATCCAATATTGCGCTCGTATTGCTCGCACCGCAGGAGATACCAATACTGGTCTGCTTTACACAACCAATACATTTGAGACAGCAAATTCCATACCTTTTGCTGGTAAAACCATCACCCTTTCATTTTACGCTCGCAAAGGCTCAGGGTTTTCTGCATCAGGCAGCGCTCTCAATGCTTCAGCATTTTACGGAACTGGTACTGACCAACAAGGAAATGCTATGACTGGCGCTACAAATGCAGCAGCAGGTTCAGTCACCCTAACAACAGGATGGCAAAGGTTTGTCTTTACTGGAACAGTTGCTTCAACTGCAACCCAAATCGGAATTACATTCTCCTATACCCCATCGGGAACTGCCCCAGCCAATGATTACTTTGAGGTAACTGGCGTTCAGATTGACCTCGGAACTTACACCGCAACATCTGCTCCTGCTTTCCGTCGTAGCGGTGGAACACTTCAGGGGGAGTTAGCCGCTTGTCAGCGATATTACGAGAAGTCTTATAGCCAATCTATCGCGCCAGCATCGGTCAGCACAGTTGGTCTTTGTGGCTTCAATTTGAGCCAACCCTATGCCGATTATCTTGTTACTAGGTTTATGGTTGCCAAGCGTTCTGCTCCAACTGTAACTCTCTATTCAGGGGAAACTGGTTCAAGCGGCGTTGTTAGAGATGAAACCAATGGTTCGGATGCTTCTGCATCAGCCAAAAATATTGGCGACACTTCTTTCGGTTTGAACTTTGCAGGAGTTTCTGGCCGACTTTATGCCTATCACTTTGTAGCAAGTGCGGAGTTATAAAATGGAATTTACATACACAATCCCACTAGACCCAAAAACAAATGAACCAATCGTGGGTGTCATTCTTCGCTCCGATGGCGCGGCTATCCCTACCGACTCTGCCAACTCGGATTATCAGGCATACCTCAATAAAGACACACTCCCATCCGAGTCTTCCATCCCTACAACACCACAGGCAGGTGAATAATGAGTCGCGCACAACTTACAAGTACGGTAGAGCAGAACTCGGCAGGAGC